GGTCAGCAGTTCCTCGAGCACACCTCACGCCTCGCTAATCCCACTCTCCGCCAGATACTGGACTGCGAGACCGCCGAGACGGACTGGAACCTGCTGGTGGTCGAGGGAACACGGATCTACGAAGTCTCAGCAGACAAGGGCGTCGTGGAGGCTCTGCCGTTCGAGGGCTACACCTACGCCGCTATCGGCTCGGGAGCAAGCGTATGTCTGGGGGCTCTGGGCTACGCTGCGCCACGCCTAGACCGCCAGGCTCTCCGACGAGCTCTACTGGTGACTGCCGAGCACACCACCACCGTCGCTGGGCCGTTCCACGTTATAGAGTTGTAGCCAGTGAAACCCCAATCCGCATACATAGTTGGCAGAAGTGTCACCAGTCTGGTACTCTTTAAGTCTATGCTGGACTCTTTCTGTCCGGCTCTAAACTCTGGCGTCTAAACTATGGCTGGCTTTCAACGAACTGAAGAGCAGGCGCACCTCGACACCGCAGCCCTGCGCCTACGCTCCCTCGGGATGTCATACCAGGCTATTGCCGACCAGCAGGGAACGACCAAAGCAACGGCCTACAACCGATGCCAGCGAGCCCTCGCCGCTATCCCAGCCGAAGCCGTAGACGAGTTCCGCAGGCTCGAGGGCCAGCGCCTAGACCTGCTGCTCGAAAAGGCTATGGACAAGGCACTCTCGGAAGAGAAGTCCGCCCTGTTCGCCATAGACCGAGTGCTGGCGATTATGGATCGCAGGGCGAAACTAATGGGCCTCGACGCACCAATCAAGACCGAGGTAATCACCCTGGACTACATCCAGCAGGAGATTGCCCGTCTCGAGGCCACACTCGGGGAGATAGATGACGACGCTACAGAGGCAACGCCTAGCGGAACTGAAACGGCTTGAAGCCCTAGAAATCAAGGAGCAGGCGCTCAAGGCCGAAATCGCCAAGCGTGAGCTCGGCCACAGTCGCTACCGCTCTTCAGCCCGTCCCCAGCAACTCCCCCCCGAGGGGAACTGGCGCATCTGGCTCATCCTCTCAGGCCGAGGCTGGGGCAAGACGTTCACCGGCGCAGGCTGGCTTATCGAGAAAGCCCTCAGCCAGCCAGGCATCGAGTGCGCAGTGGTCGCTCCAACGTTCACCGACGTTCGCCGCACCTGTGTCGAGGGGCCGTCAGGGATAATCAAGTCCCTGCCAGCCGGAGCCCTCGAGCAATACAACCGCTCGAACGGTCAGATAACGCTCGCCAACGGCTCGAAGATACATATGGTCTCGGCAGACGAACCAGACCGAGCCCGAGGACTGAACCTGTCCTACGCTTGGCTCGACGAGTTCGCAGCCTGGCGCTATGAGGAAACGTGGACAGCCGGACTCGCACCGGCGCTTCGTATCGGTAATCCGCAGACGATTATCACCACCACCCCACGGCCCACGAAACTCATCCGAGAGTTTATGAACCGAGAGGACGGGTCGGTAGTCGTCACTCGTGGATCTACGTTCGACAACCAGGCCAACCTCTCACCGGCAGCCCTCGCTGAACTCAAGGCTCGCTACGAGGGAACTCGACTAGGCCGCCAAGAGCTCTACGGCGAAGTCCTACTGGACACACCTGGCGCTATCTGGACTCACGCCGACATCGAGAAGAACCGAGTGGCCGAAGCCCCCGAACTGGTGCGCATCGTGGTCGCTATCGACCCAGCCGTCACCTCCGGAGAGAACTCCGACGAAACCGGCATCGTGGTAGTCGGCAAAGGCGCAGACGGCAGGGGATACGTCCTCGCAGACCGCTCGTGCCGTGACACGCCCTCTGGGTGGGCTCACAGGGCAATCCAAGCCTACGAGGACTTCAACGCTGACCGCATCGTGGCCGAGAAGAACCAGGGCGGCGATATGGTCGAGATGACTATCCGCTCAGTGATGCCCTCGGCCCCGTTCAAGGGCGTGGTGGCAAAGCAGGGCAAGCGCCTGCGAGCTGAGCCACAGGCCGCCCTCTACGAGCAAGGCCGAGTGTCTCACGTTGGCGTCTTTGACATCCTCGAAGATCAGATGACCTCGTGGCTCCCTGACTCGGGAACCTCACCAGACCGGCTCGACGCCCTCGTTCACGCCCTAGCGGAACTGGGACTGGCCGCCGGTGCTAGTGCTGACCGCTTCTTCGCTGAACTCGCCCCACCCTGCCCTATCTGTGGCGTACCGGTGGCACGAGACGCATCAAACTGCCCTCACTGTGGCGCACGAAATAACGACTACGACCTAGTTCAGGTCTACCCCCGATAGGACGAAATGGCACTCCGAGACCGCTTCAGCCGTAAGGCACGAGACCTGAAACTAGCAGAGACCGTGGCCGAGGCTGTAAAGGCTGGGCTGTCTGGCTCCCCTATGGGAACCACCAACTACAACCGAGCAACCCCAGCCGAGCCCTACTCGACTATCGGCGGACAGGGCATCGTCACGGGTATCGGCCAGGCTATCCCTATGGATCGCCCAGGTGTCACCCCCGACGGCGGTGGCTTCGGTGCGATGCTCGGCCCAGCAGCTCCTCTGCTCCCTGCGCCAATCGACGTTGTCTTGGACGAGACGGGCCGTGCGCTTCCTCGTAAGTACGAGTACCAAGTAGCCACCAACCTCAACCTGACCCAGCAGGAAGTCCCCTACCAAGTCCTCAAGTCTCTGGCTGAGCAGTGCGACATCATCCACCGTGCTATCGAAATCCGAGTGGGCGACCTCGTGAAGCAGGACTGGTCGTTCGACCTCTCGGAGTCGGCTATCGCACAGATCCAAGCCGAGCAGAACGTCAGCCACGCTAAGGCCGCCCGTATCGGACGAGACAAGTACGGCGAGGAAATCAACCGACTGACGGCGTTCTGGAAGAACCCCTACGTCCAGTCCGAGCGTTCGTGGAGCGAGTGGCTGACCGAAACGCTGTGGCAAGTGTTCGTCTACGACCAACTCTGTGTCTACCCTCGCTACAACCTCGGCGGCGCAGTCATCGGCTTCGACGTAATCGACGCCCCGACTATCAAAATCCTGCTCGACAATCGAGGCGACGTTCCACACCCACCCTCACCGGCTTACCAGCAGGTGCTCTGGGGCTTCCCACGTGGAGAGTTCGTGGCCTCGCCCGACTCCGACGGCGACTTCTACAACACACCAGGCAAGTACGGCGAATACAAGACCGACCAACTCTCGGTGTTCATCAAGAACCGCCGCACCTGGTCGCCCTACGGCTTCTCGCCCGTCGAAGAGGCAATCCCAGCAGCGACCCTCTACCTAGACCGCCAAGCGTGGATGCGAGCCGAGTATCAGTTCGGATCTACGCCGATGACGTGGATGCGCACCAACTCCGTAGAACTGGGCTTGGAGAAGCTCAGCGCCTACGAGCGCATCCTCAATGACCGACTGACCGGCTCAACCGCCGAGCGCCACCGCATCAAAGTCCTGCCCGACGGCTTCGACCCAGTCGAGACCCGTTCGCAGGAAGAGCGCTTCAAGCCGGAGTACGACGAGTTCATCATCAAGCGCATCGCCGCTATCTTCGGCGTGACCCCCTCATCGCTGGGAGTGGTCGCCCGTGCCGGTCTCGGCGGTGGCAAGGGTGCGCACGACGGCGAGAGCGAGTCCTCGGAAATGGTCTCGACCAAGCCGATGATGAACTACATCACGGACATCATCAACTCCCTGAGCCGTCGCTACCTCGATGCCGACCTCAACGTGACGTTCGTGCTTCAGGACTCGACCACCGCCGCCAACGAACTCGAAAAGGCCAAGGCGCTTGAGATGCAGCTCTTCTCCGGCCAGAAAACCCTCAACGACGTACAGGGCGAACTCGGCCAGGCACTCTACGAAATGCCCGAGGCAGACGAGCCGTTCATCGTGGCCGGTCAAACAATCCAGTTCCTCAAGGGACTGCTGCAAACAAGCGCAACCGGCGAAACTATCGGACAGAAAGAGACCCCCAGTGAGCCAGGCACACCGAGCGCACAAGGCGAAGAAAGTGCGAGTGAAGAAAGCCCGAGTGAAAGCAGCACGGCGCAAACTCCGCTAAAGACGCAGGAAGCAAAGGCGTTCGCTAAGTTCATTAGCCGACCACGCTCACGAGAGTTCGAGTTCAAGTAC